TAACAGTATTTACAAAAGTAAATTAGAAAGAAGATAGTTATGCAAAGTATAGTAAAGCCATTATTAAACATAGCCAAGCAATTTGAAAACGTGTTAAATCTACAATGTGATTATTTTGTTTTTGATACCGAGACAAAAGATTATGAATATTGCACTGAAGAGCGTTTATTATATCTATTAAACAAAAATGGAGTGAATAGATATATAGTTTATGAAACAAAAAATCAAGTTAATTTTAAAAATGAAATTCAAATAATAAAGGAGGAAATATGAATAACGAAGAGACAGTGACAAATGAAATAAAAATAGAATATAGAACGCCTGAAGAGTATAAACAATTATGTGATGAAGAAGGTTCAGAAATGAACTATGATATCTATTCAATATTACTTAAAAAACAAATTGAATTAAAAGATGAAGAATATAACATTTTAAAAGTAACAAGTGAACAATTAGAGGAAGAACAACAAAGAGAAATATACGAGTTAAAACAAACGATTAACAAAGCGAAAGGGTTTTTGTGGAATTATTTAAATAACACAGTTGGAAATCCAGATCATGAAAATTTTGTAGCAGATGATGATATAGGGTTTGCATACAAAACACTAAATGGAGAGGGGGCAGAGTAATGGATAAAGCAACATTCATATTAATATTAATATCAATAATATTTTTATACGTTTTAGGTATTAATTATATAAAAGCTAAATATGGCGACAAAAATAAAAAAGATAATAAATAGGAGGAATTATGAAAGAAAATAAAAACTTGAATGAAAGTATTATCAGTATAAAAGTTAAATTACAAAATGCAAAGCTAAAGAAAAGTGGTAAAAATAAATTTGCTGGATTTGATTACTTTGAATTAGCAGATTTCTTACCAAAATTGAATGAATTAATGTTAGAAGAGGGCATAAATGATAGATACTATATCAAAGATGATTATGCAACATTAGAATTGCAAAAAGGCGATGAAATAAATATATATACAATGCCATTTGTGTTATTTGATACACCAGTAAATACTAGATTTGATAAAGAAACAGGAGAATATAGAGAAGTAAAATCAATGCAAGACATTCAATATCTAGGTGCATTAAATACATATTATAAAAGATATTTATATTTAAATGCTTTTGGAATTACTGATGGAGAAGTTATTGACAGTATGAACAATGATGAAATAACAAATAAAAAAGTCAAAACAGCAAGTCCAAAACAAATAAGTATCTTATTACAAACATATCAAGGCGATAATTTAAAGAAGTTACTTGAAGTAAACAAAATAAATAAAATAGAAGAATTGCCAATGGCAAAAGCAACTCAACTAATAAGCAAAATTATGAACAAAGAAGGAGAAGTTGAATAGAATGAAAGAATTATTAGTATTAAATGGAGATACATATTTATTAGATGAATACGCTGCAAAAGATATAGCGTTATTTGAAAAACAAATGAAAGAATTAAAGCAAAAACAAGATGATTTAAAAAAAGCTATCAAAGAAGAAATGGAAGCTAAAGGGATTTTATCTATAAAAGATGAAGTAAATGGAATTACTATTTCATATACTCCAGAACAAACGAATTTAGAAAAATTTGATAGCAAGAAATTTAGAGAAGAAAACCCTGATTTATATGATGAATATGTAACGTTAGATGGTAAAAAAGTAGCTTATATAACTATAAGAGTAAAATAAATGCTTCAAATAATAAACAAATAGGTGATTTATGAAAGATGATTATACAATGGGCGAATATTGGAAGGATGTTGCACCAATATTAAAACAACAAAATGCCGAAAAAAGAGAAAAATATTATGATGAAAGAATTGAATATGCAATAGAGCAATTTGAAGCAAACAATATACCTTATAAATTATGTAATAAAGACAACGGACACTTTAATTTATATAAAGATAAAAAAGTAGTAATGAGCTTCTGGAGTTGGACAGGAAAATGTTATATACCTAGTACAAATTTTAGTGATAATATAGGCATTAAAAATTGTATTAAAAAGTATAATAAAATGTTTTCAAATAATAAATAAAAGGAGATTATATGAATAAGGAATATGAATGCTGGAAGATAAGAGATGGGGATTTGGAATATATAGATAGTTCTCACACTTATCTATATAACGGTATTGAAATACCCAGCATAACAACAATTATGCAAATAAAATTTGGTAATAAATATGCTGGCATTAGTAAAGATGTTTTAAATCGAGCTGCCGAACGAGGTACGAATATACATAACGCTATCGAAGATTATTACAAATACAATATAGAGGATATTACTTGTAAAGAATTAAGAAACATGAAATTCCTTCAAAAGCATTATAAATTCAATGTCATTGATAATGAAGTTCCAGTTGTTATTTTTAAAGATGATAAGCCTATATGTGCAGGTAGATTAGATTTGGTTTTAGAAATTGATGGAGGGTTAGGATTAGGAGATATAAAAACCACTTCAACTTTAGATTTAGAATATTTAGCATATCAACTTAATCTTTATGCAATAGGCTTTGAACAATGTTATGGGAAAGAGATAAATTTCTTAAAGGGTGTACACCTTAGAGGAGATACAAGAAAAATAAAGGAACTGCCTTTAAATCATAATATTGGTTGGTCTTTAATAAACGAGTATTTAGGAGGAGAATGATGTTTCGATGCAATGAGTGTTTGGAACTATTTGAAGAACCTACAATACACGAAACAACTTTTGAGAATTTTTTAGGAATATCGGATCAATTCAGCAGCAGGACATATTTGAAGTTGGAGTTATGTCCTGAATGTGGGAGTGATGATATAGAAGAAATAGAAGAGAGCGAGGAAAAATGAGTGTATTAGAAAATATAAAAAATGCTTTTGATTGTTTGGAAGAAAACGAGAATTACTTTGATGAGTTATTTAATCTTCAATCAACAGCCGATAAAAAGATTGATTATTGGTTGCACTATATAGAATTAGAAAATGTCAAAGTAACAGAAGCATATAGAATAATTAAGGAAATTAAAAGGTTAAGAGTTCAAAGAAGAAAGTATAAGAACGAATTAGAACTTATGAAAGTATTTCATGATAATCAACAGAAATTAGTTAATGCTTCAAATAGAAAAATATTATTAAACCAAATATACAAAACTGATAGCAAGCATCAAAATGCTAAATATAGTTACGAAGCATATACCAAAGAGGAAGCTAATGAAATATTAGGGGTTAAAGATGAAATTAAAAAGGAGGAAGATAATTAATGAACAGATGGAATGGAATAGGAAGAATAACAGCTAAACCAGAATTAAGATATACAAACTCAAATGTGGGAGTATGTAATTTTACAATAGCAGTAACAAGAAAGTTTAAAGACAACAACGGAGTATATCAATCGGATTTTATTAATTGCGTAGCATTTAAAAAAACTGCTGAATTGATTTGTGAATACATAAACAAAGGCGATTTATTAGGAATAGAAGGACGTATTCAAACACGAAGTTATGAAGGGCAAGATGGTAAAAAAGTTTATGTTACAGAAGTTGTAGTAGAACAAATACATTTTCTACAAACTAAAAAGAGTGAAAAATCAAATAACAATCAAATGAACAATGTTAATAATAACAAGCAAAATCAAACAGAAGATCCGTTTTCTAATTTTGGTAAACAATTAGATAATGATTGCGATTTAGTGGATTTTAACCAAGAACAACTTCCCTTTTAAAAAGGTGATTGTATGAAACTTAAAGGAAAGATAGTTGATGTTAGTTTAGACTTTATAACCCATAAGCCAAAACTAACTATTCAATTAACAAATCAAGAAAATATATTAACAGAAGAATTTAATAAGCTCCAAGAAGAAGATTTACTTGATATAGAAATAGTAAAACATCGTGAACGAAGAAGTTTAAATGCAAATGCTTATTTACACGTATTAATTAATAAACTAGCTAGAGTTTATAACCGTACCGATGAAGAAATGAAAAAAATATTAAATCTATCTTACGGAACAATAGCAACTGATAAAGAAGGGAAAGTAATGGGTTGCAAAGTTCCAAAAGGTTCTAATGTACAATCGTTCTACCCATATTCTAAATGGTACAAAACAGATAAAGACGGTTGTGATTGTTACCTATTTTATAAACAAACACATTTATTAAATTCAATGGAATTTTCACAATTACTTAATGGTGTAGTTCAAGAATGTAAGGATGCTCAAATAGAAACTTTAGACGAAATAGAATTAAAACAACTTATAGATAGTTACGAAACATTAAACATTAAATAAAGGTGGTTATATGAAGAAAACCAAAAAAGAATATGCCTTATATAAAGGTGAAAAATGTTTAGCAATTGGAACAATTAAAGAAATTGCTGAAAAAATGAATGTGAAATTTAGAACAATATATTTTTATACCACACCTGTATATAAGAGAAGATGTAAAAAGTCTATAAATAGATTAACGATGGTAAAAGTATAAAGAGGTGATTAATATGATACTAGCAATTGATCCAGGCAATATAGAAAGTGCTTATTGTCTTATAGAAAAAGAAACATATAAACCTATTGAATTTGGAAAATTGGATAACAACGATTTGTTAAAACAAATAGCTTTATTTAGAGATATAGAATGTATAGTGGTTGAAAAAGTCGCTAGTTATGGAATGGCAGTAGGTAAAGAAGTTTTTGATACTTGTGAATGGTACGGTAGATTTATACAAAAGTATTGTGATACACATGAAAACTTTAAAATCAATTATATATACAGAAAAGATGTAAAGATGAACTTATGTAATTCTATGAGGGCAAAAGATAGCAACATAAGACAAGCTTTAATAGATAGATTTGGAGTAGTAGGAACAAAGAAAAATCAAGGTTGGTTTTATGGATTTAAAAAAGATATATGGAGTGCCTATGCAGTAGGAATAACATATTTAGATAAGGTGAAGTATGAAAAGTGAAGTAATTAGTATTGATACAGCAAAGAAATTAGCTAATAGAGAAAAAGCAATTAAGTATTGTCAAAATATATTAAATAGAGAAGCACCTTTACAAGTAAAAATATATGTTAGAAATATTTTAAATTTATTGGAGGGGAAGTATGAATAAACTTTATAAAACAGAAGAAATAGTAGAAAAAGTATTAAGAGAATATGAAGATACAAGAAACGATAATTTTATATTAATTTATAGGTTTATAGAGAAATCAATGAGGATTTAGTTTTAAGGGAGTTATTCTTTCAAGTAATGATGCACCATAAAGAATATAGGTTGCCATCGTTTGAAAGTATTACTAGAGCTAGAAGAAAACTTGTTAACAAATACCCTGGATTAAAACCAACTGAAAAAGTACAAAAAGCAAGAAAAGAAGAAGAAGTTATATATTTTGAATATGCTTCAAATAGTTAAAAAGGAGGACAAATGGTAAATGAAGTTGATTTTTATTTAGAAGATTTAAAAAGTAAGTTTAAAAAGATAAATCCTAAAGAATATTTTTTGAGTTATTCAGGTGGTAAAGATAGTCATTTTCTGTATTGGTTTATAAAAGAGTATGCGCCAGAATTTAGTAACATTGAAGTTGTTGGTGTTAACACATATATGGAACATCATGAAATTTTGAAAAGAATATTAAAAAATTGTGATAAAGTGCTATTACCGAAAATGAAACCAATGCAAATAAAAGAAAAATACGGGATACCTTGTTTTAGTAAATTTCAAGATGAAATGATAAGCCGTTATCAAAATGGAAGTAGAACAAAAAATACAATGGATGCTATTACTGGCGAAGGCAGAATAACATTTAAATTAAATAAAAAAGCGAGAGATTTAACTTTAAGTGGAAAGCTGCATAAAGTTAGTAATAAATGTTGTAAGGTAATTAAAAAAGACACTATGAAAGCATATCAAAAAGAAACGGGTAAAAAAGTGATTTTAGGTGTAAGGAGTAGCGAAAGCTCATTGAGAAAATCTCAATATAAATCATGCTTCACAAAAGACAAAAAATTTACACCTATACATGATTTATCAGATAAATTATTAGAAAAAATTATTGAAAAGTATAATATTGAAGTTCCTAAAGTATATAAGCATATAAATAGGACTGGGTGTATGGGGTGTCCGTACGGTTCAAAAAGTGGGAACACCGAAAAAGAATTATCTTTAATAAATGATAATCAAAAGAAGTTTGTGTGTGAATATTTTAGAGAAAGTTATGATGTATTAGGTATAAATACAAAAGCATTTAATCAAACAACAATAGATGATTATCTATAATGTTTCAAATAATAAATAAAGGAGGAATTATGAAAAATAAAATAATTGAATTAATAAGCGAAATAAAAAAACTAGAATTAGATGAAAAAGTAGAAACAATAAACAGTCTGAAAATGCAATTAAAGAAAATCAGTCCATTTTCAAATGAACCAGTAGATTGTGTTCAATGGGTAAAACAAGATTTAGTAAAAGCCAATGACTATAATCCAAATACAGTAGCACCTCCAGAAATGGAATTGTTACATACTTCTATTCAAGAAGATGGATATACTCAACCAATAGTTGTATGGCAACACGACGATCATTATGAAGTAGTTGATGGATTTCATAGAAATAGGGTTGGTAAAGAATGCGAAGATATTAAAGAAAGAATTAAAGGTTATTTACCAGTAGTAGTAATTAATGATGATGTAACAGATAAAGGGCAAAGAATTGCTTCAACTATTAGACATAATAGAGCAAGAGGAAAACATCAAGTACAAGCAATGAGCGATATAGTACTTGAATTAAAAAAGAGAAATTGGAGTAATGAAAAAATCAGCAAAAAGCTAGGTATGGATGCAGATGAAGTTTTAAGATTATCACAAATAAGCGGATTAGCGGAAATGTTTTCTGACAAAGAATTTAGTGAAGCTTGGGAGTGTGATTTAGAACCGATAGAGGTTATTGATGAAACCGAAGTATTATAGATATGAACTTTGGGAAGATTACCAAAACGGAATGTATCATACTAAAAATGATGGAAAACAAGAATTAAGAAAAGAAAAAGCCTTATCACTTTTTAGAAACGAAATAGCTTTATATAATGCAATGAAATACGTTGCAGATAATTGGAAGTATGCAGCTATTACAAATATGACTAATCCATCAGTCAATTATCAAGCTTGGTTAGGACAAGCTAGTAATTGCTATTATACAGGGTGTAGTGATGTTGAAACAATAGAAGTATGGCATTTATTGAGTGATGAGGAGAGAAAAAAAGCAAATGCAATAGCTGATAAAGTTTATTTACAATGGGTTAGAGATTATAAAAAAACACAGCCAAATTATCAATTTGATATATTTGATATGGAAGGAGTTGAATATTGTGGCTAAAAGGTATCTAGGGAAAAATGTATTAGAGGCAGCCAAAGAAAGAATATCTTGGACTTTTGATAACTTTGAAAATATATATGTATCATTTAGTGGTGGTAAAGATAGCACAGTAATGACACATTTAGTTATGGAAGAAGCGAAAAAGAGGAATAAAAAAGTAGGTTTATTGTTTATAGATTGGGAAATACAATACGACTTAACAATAAAACATGTAAAAAAAATGTTTGAATTATACAAGGATTTAATTATACCTTATTGGGTGGCATTACCTTTGTTAACTGACAACGCTTGTAGTCAATATGAGCCAGAATGGATCTGTTGGGATAAAGATAAAAAAGATATATGGGTAAGGCAACCAGATGAATTAAGTATAACAGATGAAACAATGTTTCCTTTTTGGTATTACAAAATTACCTTTGAAGAATTTGTCCCACAGTTTGGCGAATGGTTTGGAAAAGGTGAACCAACAGCTTGTTTTGTAGGAATAAGAACACAAGAAAGCTTAAACCGATACAGGGCAATGAGTAACAAACGAAAAAATAAATATGCAGATAAAATGTTTACAACTATGGTTAGTGATAATACATATAATGTTTACCCTATTTATGATTGGCAAGTAGAAGACGATTGGACATATTTAGGTAAATACAAAAAATGTTATAACACTTTATACGATAGGTTTTATCAAGCTGGATTAAAATTATCGCAAATGCGTGTAGATGAACCATTTGGAGACACAACTAGAAGAAGTTTATGGTTATATCAAATAGTTGAACCTGAAACTTGGGGAAAAATGGTTTTGAGAGAAGCTGGAGCAAATAGTGGTTCGTTATATTCAAAGGAAATGGGAAACATACTAGGTAATGGAAAAATAACATTACCAAAAGGTCACACTTGGGAAAGCTTTAGTAAATATTTATTAAGTACAATGCCTAAAAATAGAGCGGAACATTATAAATCTAAAATAGCAGTTTATATTAAATGGTATATGCAAAGAGGTTATGAAGACGGAATACCTGATGAAGCAGATTATAAAATGGAGCAAACAGGAAAAGTGCCGAGCTGGAGAAGAATATGTAGAACTCTATTAAGAAATGACTATTGGTGTAAAGGTTTAGGGTTTAGTCCAACAAAATCAAGCAACTATGAAAAATATTTAGATCTTTGTAAAAGAAGAAGAAAAGAATGGGGTTTGTTTGATGATTTTGAAGAACAATAACCAGGACGAAAAATTTTATGCAAAAATGGGAAAGTTTTTTGCTGATAGAAGCATAATAAAAGAATTAGATTGCCAGTTATACAATGATAATAATATGATTTGGTATTTATCAATTAACGAAGAAATAGAAGGGTTTATATCAGTTCAAGACAGAGGAGAATATAACTATATAGATAACTTTTATATAATTCCTAAATACCGAAACAAAGGTATTGGGAAAATATTATTAAATAAAGTTATGTTAGATAATACTAAAAAAATAAGATTAATAACAAGAAATGAAATAGCTTTAAAAATGTATCAAAATTTAGGTTTTAAAATATATTCACAAAATGGTAGATATTTTAAACTAGAATACAACAAACAATGCTTCAAATAATAAATTAGGAGTGAATTAATTGGATATTATCAACATTGAATTAAAACAACTAGAAAGATATAAAAATAATCCAAGATTTAATGAACAAGCAGTAGATGCAGTAGCAAATAGTATCAAAACCTTTGGCTGGAAAGTACCGATTGTAGTAGATAAAAATTATGTAATCGTTGCAGGTGATACGAGGTATCAAGCAGCACAAAAATTAGGATTAAAAGAAGTACCTTGTATCATAGCAAGCGATTTAAACGAGGAACAGATCAGAGGTTTCCGTTTAGCAGATAACAAAGTAGGAGAATTAGCAGAATGGGATTTTGCTAAATTAGAAGAGGAATTAATGACTATTCAAAATATTGATATGTCTGAATTTGAATTTGATATGTCAATGTTTGAGGAAGAACTAGATGATGTGGAAAAAGAAACAAAACAAAAAATAAACGATGAATTTTTAGTACCGCCATTTAGTATTTTTGATACTAGACAAGGTTATTGGCAAGATAGAAAAAGAGCGTGGAAAAATTTAGGATTAGATAGTGGAGCTGGTAGAGATGAAGCTTTATTAGGCAAAGGGTTGCAACAATTAGGAGAAAAATATAGTAAAAATTTAACAGGAACAAGTATTTTTGATCCTGTATTATGTGAAATTATATACAAATGGTTTAATGTAAATAATGGTAGTATTTATGATTGTTTTGCTGGAGGAAGTGTAAGGGGAGTTATTGCAGAAAAATTAGGTTACAAATACACAGGTATTGATTTAAGAAAAGAACAAATAGAAGCAAATATATTAAATGCTAAAAAAATTGGTGTAGATCCTACATGGTATTGTGATGATAGCCTTAATGCAGATTTGTATGTTGAAGACAATAGTGTTGATTTGGTTTTTAGTTGTCCACCTTATGCAGATTTAGAAGTATACAGCGATGATGAAAGAGATATTAGTAATATGGAATATGAACAATTTAAAGAGGTTTATAAAAGAATTATTGATATTTCTTGTAGAAAGTTAAAAGAAAATAGATTTGCAGTATTTGTTGTAGGAGATGTACGAGATAAAAAAGGATTTTATAGAAATTTTATTGATTACACAAAATATTGTTTTAATGATAATGGGTTAATGACATATAACGAAATTATATTGTTAGAACAAATAGCAACAGCTGCATTAAGATGCAGAAGAGGATTTGCAAAAAGGAAGGTAACTAAAACACACCAAAATGTACTTGTTTTTTATAAAGGAGATGTTAATAAGATACCTGAAAACTACAATGAAATTGAGATTGGTGATTTATCGGAAAGCAATCTAATCTTACTTGAAGAATAACCAAAAATGCCTTAATATTAACATGGAGATGGGAATATATGGTAAATAAAGAATTATACTTTAAAGCATTAGAAGTAAGAGCATTATATAATAGAGGTCAAATAACAAGAAAAGAAGCAAAAGAGTTAATTAAAGATTACGAGGATTATTTTAACCAAAGAGCGGTTGAACTTGCTAAAAAATATAGTCAAAAGCCAGTTAAATTTTCATTTAATTCATTCATGAGGTGATCTATATGAAAGAAGCATTTAAAACACTAAAAACACACAAAAACAAATTAACTAAACAACAATTTAAAACATTTAAAGGGCAAATCCTATCTGGAGATATACAAGGATTTTATAAAGGGTTAAACAAATTGCTTCAAATAGTAAATTAATATTGAATTTATGTTAAAAATGTAATATAATGGTAATTGTTAAGGGTAGCAAATAGAGTATTTATACACAGTCCACAAGGCTATCCTTAACAAATAATTTTGTGGATTGTGTATAGGTACTTTTTTGTTATATCTAACTAGAAAGGGAAGCAATACATGGCTAAATATGATAAAGAAACAAAGTTTTATTGGTTACAACTAAAAGAAGATTTCTTTGATGAAGATGTAATTGATTGGCTATTAGAACAAGATAATGGAGAAAAATATGCGATATTCTATTTAAGGTTATGTTTAAAATCATTAAAAACTAATGGAATACTTGTTAGGAATGTAGGTAAATTACTAATTCCTTATGATAATAATAAACTTGCTGAATTAACTAAAACCGATGTAGATACTGTAATAGTTGCGATGGAAATATTAAAAAATCTAGGTTTGGTTCAAGTGTTGGAAAATGGCGAACTTTATATGACACAATTAGAAAACATGATTGGATCACAAAGTAAAGGAGCTTTTAAAAAACAACAACAATTACAAAGGAAAAAGCAAGAATTATTGCAGGGTGGAATAATAGCGGAAAAAATTCCACCAAAGATAGAGATAGAACTAGAATTAGAACAAGAAAAAGAAATAGATATAAAACAAGAAAATAATAAAAGAAAAAAGTTCGTTAAACCTTCATTAGAAGAAGTACAACAATATTGTAACGAACGAAACAACAATATAAATGCAGAACATTTTATTGATTATTATGAAGCAAACGGTTGGAAAGTAGGAAAAAATCCTATGAAGGATTGGAAAGCAGCTATTAGAACCTGGGAAAAGAGAGATAATAAAACAACCAAAAGAAAAGAGATAGTACCAGATTGGTTAAATAAAGATATTAAGAGTGAAGCACCAAACAAAGAACAAGAAAAAGAACTTGAAGAAATAGTAAAGAGTTTTAATCCTGAATTAGAAGAAAGAGTAAATAAATTAAAGGAGCGTTTAAATAGTTAATGTTTCAAATAGTTAAATAAGTATTAGTTATAACAAAAAATTGTTATTAGAAGATAGAGGTGAGTAAATGAAATATAAATTAAAAGATGGTGTTAATTTTAAATTAGTTAATGATAAATCATGTATGAAATACGATTTTGATTTATCAAATTATTATGATAAAGAAACAAGATTATTTGAATTTCCAAAAGGTTATGTTGCTTGGCATTTGATGGTACAAGTATTTAGTGAATTTTTAATACCTTTAGATTTAGTGGAAAAAGTAGGTGAATAAATAATGTTAAAGATAAAAGACAATGTAGATTTAAAAGAATTAGAGAAGTATGGGTTTATAGATGAAGAAAAACGACATCCTATGCATTGTTATTATTCTAATCACAATTTAGGTTCTAAAATATGTGTTGGCAAAATTAATAAAAAAATATGGATAGAATATTTTGCTGATAAAGAATTGAATATTATATACGACTTAATAAAAGCGAATTTAGTAGAAAAGGTAGATCAGGAGTGATGTTAAGTTGAAAAAACATAAAAAAATAATAATAGCAATATTGGGAGGTTTATACGGTACTGCACTTATATATTCTTTCTTTTACTTCTTTGTAACAAGTAATATAACATATCTTTTCTTTCTAGCAATTCCGTTATTTACTTGGTTAATAGGCGGTGCAATTTATATTAGTTTAAAGGATAGTGATGATTAAGTGAATAAAGAAGAATATGTAAAAAAATTTTATAATTTAAATGAAACAAAAATAAAAGAACTTGATGAAAGTTATGGAGATTTTGAACTTCACCATTGGGAATATATGCAATTAATTAATTATATTTATATTTTACAACAAGAAAATAAACAACTAAAAGAACAAAATAAAAAAGAGTTTGCTGATTATACTAAATTCAAACAAAAACAATATGATGAATATCTAGAAAAAACTAATAAGTTAATAAAAGAAAGACAACATTATAAACATATCATAGATGAATTAGAAAAATGGTTAAAAAACCATTTAAAACATACAGAAAATATAATTGGTGTTGGGTTTAAAATAGATTATGAAAGTTGCTATGAAATATTTAATGAAAATCAAGTATATAAAGTTGCATATAATTCTATTTTAAATAAACTTAAAGAATTAAAAGGAAGTGATAAAGAATGAATGAATTACAAGAAGCACTAGATAGAATATTTAATAATTGTGAAGAAATAAATAATCATAATCCAGCAGAAGAACAAACAGGTTATAAAATGATTGAAGATATAAAATTGTTGGGAAAAGGTATTAATGATTTACAACAAAGAATAGATAAAGCAATAAAAATATATGAAGAATGTAAATTATTAATGCCACACGAATTTGATTGGGGCGAACAAGTAGAAAACATTATTAATAATTTAAAAGGTGGTACTAATGATTAAGTTGCTTGAAGAAAATAAAGCTGTAATTTTAGCTACTTGTCCAAATTGTTTGAGTAAATTTACATTAGAAGATAACGACATAATATATTTATATAATCGTTCTGATACAAGAGGTGTTATTTGTCCTATATGTGGTGAAAAGGTTACAACTTGTGAAATGAAAAACGTAACTGAAAGAAAAATCAAAGAAATGCTAAAAGGTGATAGTAATGAAAATAATTAAAGAGGGCAGACCTTATAGAATACATAAATGTTCTAAATGTAAATGTGTTTATGTTTATCATAACTATAAAGATAAACCTTTATTCTCCGATTTAATATATTGTCCGTCATGTAAAAATTATTTAGATAGTCATTTATTTGATAAAAAAATATCAACAAAAAAATATAATAGTTTACAAGAATTAAAAGGTGATAACAATGAGTAAGGAAGAAATAGAAAAGGTTTATAAATATTTTGAACTTTCTAAAACAGTAGTAGCATTGGAAAAAGAAATAAAAAATATTGTTGCTAAAAATAGTGATATAGATATGGATTGGGGAACTTGGCTAGTTGATATAGTAGAACTAGAAACACATTATGATGAGAACAGAGAAGAATATTATGTGTATGGAGAAACACATATAGCATACCAACAAAATAATTATTTTATATGGCAAGTAACACATTTTGAAGATAATTATTATGGTTGTATCTATTACCCATTAGAAGATAATAAATATTAAAAAAAAGAATATACTTGATAGTTTGTTAGGAGATAATGAATGAAAATAACAATATATGATTTAATAAAATTAGTTAAAGAAGGTAAAGCACCAAAATATATTAAGTTTGAAAATTATAAATATATTTGGAAAAACGAAAGTAGCAATTATTTTTGCGAACAACTTAATCATTATTTAACTCATTTTATAGGCGATGATTTATTTATAAATCTTGATTTAGGAGTAGAAATAATAGAAGAAGATAAAGAAATAGAAAAAGTAGAACTATTTAAAATTTATCAAGAATATATAGAGAAAAATTTTTCTGTACAAATGACTAATATATTAACAGATATTGAAGCAATATTTAATGAATTAATAGATGAAATAAATAAATTAAAGAAAGATAAATAGAGGAGGGAATATGAAAACAATATTTGATTTATTAACTTTAATTAAAGACAAAAAATTAAAAAATGGAACTAAAATAAAATGTAGCGATTTTCCTGTTACATATATTTATGAAAATGAAACTTTAGGATTTTATAGTAAAGATGAGTTTATTGAATTAACACTAAAAGATATATTAGAAAATCTTGATTATGCTAATTATGAAATAATAGAAGATATAGAACTACATAAAACAATAACATATAAAGATTTAGAATGGTACATAATTGATATAAAAGATAATGAAGTTAAATTACTATTAAAAGATGTATTAGATGAAGAAAGAATAAAAAAATATTCTACTGATGAATGGTTTGTAAATGGTAAATGTGTAGCTCATAGTGATTGTGTAAGAGCGCCATTTAATTGGGATCTATCATATATCAAAAACACTATACTAGATAATTTCTCAAAAGATATTAATTGCCCAGCAACATTATTAACAAAAGAAGAAGTAGAAGATTTACCAACAGAGATTAGAAAAAGTAATGAATGGTATTGGACAAAATCAAATGCAAGTAGTGAAAATGATAGATATGCATACGCTTGGTACGTGGACAGCGACGGTTTCGTTGACACCTACTACGTCTACGATGGCGGCAACTTCGGTGTGCGCCCAGTTATAACTATCTCTAAATCTGAACTCTAATAACATATACATATAAAACTACAAGTAAAGAATAAACAAGAAAACATAAGAAACAAAAAACGAAGTACATTATGCAAAAAATCTTTGATTTTTTGGGGAGGGCAAGCTTGTCTTGTCCGATAGGAAGAAAGGGGAACTAATGACATACAAAGAAGATAGTAGATATTTCAGTAATAGAACTGATGCAAGAATAAAATGTAGATGTGGTAATTATAATGTAATACCAAGTTACGTAGAAAAAATGATTTGTCCTGGGTGTGGTAATTATGTATTCAAGGATAAGAAAGAGCAATTTAAACATAGTTTGAAGGAGAAAATGAAAAGTGTTGGTAATTGACATATTTAAAGATAAAACAAAATTAATAAAAGAGAATGAGATCATACGAAAAGAAAAAAATAAAATTGAAAACAAATTAAATGTTGCGGAAAGTGAATTGGCTTCTTTGCAAACAAAATATATTGAATATTTAGAAAACAAGTCAAAAAGTTTTGATTTGTATATTGAGTATATGGAACAAAGTAAAAAGCTTTCTAACGAAAAAAAAGATTTAAAAAAAGAATTATCTATCAAGGAAATAGAGTTGAATAAATTAAATCTAGAATTAGAGAGAAAGGAAAAAGAAATAGCCAAGTTAAATAAGAAAATTAGTAATAGTGAGAAAATACAAAAAGATAAAAAATAATATTGACATCTTATATTATTTATGATATGGTATTGTCGGAGATATTATACTCATATAATAATAAAAGAGGAGGGTAATAGTTTGGTGGTTTATATAATTACTGAATTGTTACCTCTTTTTTTGTAAGGGTGTACCGTAAAAGGTGGGCAGGATACCCTATAAGAAGCTATGCGAGGGAAAAAGGGGTATATATTAAAAGCTTCAAATAGTAAACCAGAAAGGGTGATAATATGGCATTTGAAGAATTAGAAAAAATAGTAGAAGAACAAAAGTTAAATGAAGTGGAAGTAATGCAACCAAAAGAAGAAAGCGAAAATGAAGATTTTGAGGAGGTACTTGAAAATGAGTAGAGCATGTAGAGTATTAAAAGGTGGTTCTTGTGAAGTAACTCAATCTTATAAAGCTGGAATTCATAATGGTATTGATATTGTAGGTAAAAATTATACTTGCGATTATTTAATAGCACATAGTGATGGGAAAGTAGTCGCAGTTAGAAAAGATTATACAAAAAATGATACCACAGGAAATTCGTATGGTAACTATGTAAAAATTGACCATGGGAATGGTTATTATACATTATATGCTCATATAGCTTATGGGACTGTTGCAGTAAATAACGGTTCTAGTGTAAAAAAAGGACAAGTAATTGGTTATATGGGTAATACAGGACATTCTTTTGGAGCACATTTACATTTTGAAGTTTGGAATGGAAATACAAGAATAGATCCTACAAATTATTTAAATGCAGACTTTCCAAAACCTACTCCAACACCAAAACCAACACCTTCAACAGGATTTAAGGTAGGAGATAAAGTAACATCTGTTTCAAATGGTTATGCAGCAAGCGATGGAACAGGAGCTGTATCTATTATAGTAACAACTCCAACAGAGATAAAAAGAATTAATAGTGGAGCTAAATATCCATATTTAGTTGGAAATATTGGTTGGTTCAATGAAAGTTCATTAAGAAAGAGTGGATCATCAAACCCAGTAACATTTAAAGTTGGAGATATGGTAAAAATCAAACATGGTTCTCCAGCATATAACGGAGTAGCTTTAGCTTCATTCGTATATAACAATGTTTATAGAATTGATGAATTAAACGGAAAAAGAGCAGTATTAGATGTAACTGGAATATGTACTGCTGTAAGTACTGATAATTTAATCAAACAATAAGGTGGTTTTATGGCAGCTAGAGGGAGAAAATCTGTCTACGATACTACTATACTTCCAAAGTTAGATAAGATTAAAGAATGGTTAAGCAATGGAGCAACCGAAAAACAAGTGTGTGAAGCATTAGGAATTTCAGTTAGTGCATTTAATGCCCATAAAGAAAAAAACGAATTAAAAGAAACTATTAAAGGTGCTAAAGCAAAATTAATTATTGATTTAAGAGGAGAACTTGTAAGACAAGCGACCAAACATTCTTTAGAAACTAAAAAGACTTATCTAAAAAAAGATGAAGTGACAGGAAATAAAACTCAATATACTGAAATAACAACAAAAGAAGTTGATGGGAATTTATCAGCTATTCACTTGTTGTTAAAGAATTTAGACCGTGAAGAATGGAAAAATGATTGGGATAATTACGAGTTTAAACAATCTGAAATAGAATTAAGAAAAATGATGGCAGAACAAAAAAATGGTTGGTAATTATATGGGGACAGCAATGACGATTGTCGATAGATACCTCTAATACCTATCTAACCCATAAACCAATAAAATTATAAGACGAAAAGGAACTCCAAGATTTAATTGAAGAATTAAAACAAAAATTAGATAAGGAGTGATTTATGAAAGCAAAAATATTAATAGCAATATTATTTATTGCTTATTTGATAGGAGGAATGCTTATGGTAAAAGGATTTAGTGATAGCAAATGTGCTTATGAAGTTTATTCAAAAGCTGATTTTGCAATTTTAAGTGGACAAGCAACTATTAACAGTGGTTCAAACACTACTGGTTGGGTAGATTTAGAACTTCCCGAAGGATTTACAAAAGATAATTCTGTTGTTCTTTCTCAAACATTTGGATTATCAAACCAATATATATATGGATTTTTAAAAAATGCAGGAGAAGAACCACAACATATGTCAGTTTTATTCTTTGGAGATTTCTTTAGAACAAAAATACAAGTAAATTCAAATGTTAGTTCAGATACAACTTATAACTACAAAATAATTCTTTTAAAAATTAGTTAATTATAAATAGCAAAAAAGAAGGTGATACTATCAGAAATTTATTAAATATAGATGTTAGAGAAACACCTAGCATATTAAATTATGCGAATATATCTAGTAACGACAACACTATTGAATTAAAAGTATATATACCAGATGTAACAAACCCATATTTTGAATTCACTAAAGTTGACGGTTCTATATTAAATTCTGCGGTATTACTAACAACAGATAATTATTTAACATTTAAAATGCCTTATTCATTATATTCTACAAATGGAACAATGAATATGCGAGTTAGGGCAGATAATTATGATAGCGATTATATAGGCTTTACTATTCCAGAAGATTTATCAAGTACAACAAAGATAATAGTAAAAGTTGATAATGGAAAATATTTAATAAGAAGATTAAGAAATTATAAATATCATGATTTACCTATTGCTAGTAAAACCTCACTAGGTGGAATAATCGTGGGAGATAATTTAGAGATAGATAGCAATGGAGTATTAAGTTCAACAGGTGGAGGTACTGCTGCAACTATTGAAGTAGGTACAACAACAACAGGAGAAGCAGGATCTAACGCAAGCGTAACAAATAGTGGAACAAATCAAAACGCTATACTTGATTTTGTTATTCCTAGAGGAGAACCAGGCATACAAGGTGTTCAAGGAGAACAAGGAATTCAAGGAGAAGCTGGTTATACACCAGTAAAAGGGACTGACTATTTTACAGAAGAAGATATTGCTTCTTTGAATATACCTAAAAAAACAAGCGAATTAACAAACGATAGTAATTTTGTTGATACGACTTATGTAGAAGAAAAAATAGAGGCTATTCCTGTATCTGACTTGCTACATTATAAAGGATATGTTAGTTCAGTAGACCAATTACCAACAACAGGACAAACAAGCGGTACACAAACATCAAATCATTACTCTTATGGTAGTTCGGTAACAAAATTTAAAACTAGAACATCAAGTGTAGCTTGCTCTACTGGAATTGTTGCCACATTAAAAGCAGGAGCGAAATATTGGTTGTATGAATTTAATTCAAGTATGGGTGGAGTTACTGATTATGGGGATCAAGGATTTGGATTTTGTACAAATTACCCCGAATTAATAAAAATAGGTGTTGCTCAAAATAAAGCAAGTACATATACTACATTCTTCTTTCATATAGAATATGATCCTGATAAACCTGTATATTATGCAGGACGTAGTAATTATGCAGCTTATGTTGGGGAAGTTTACAAAGTAGGAGCTTCGGGAACATCAGCTATAAGTGATACAACTACTTTACAACTAATAACAGAAGATACAACATTCTATAAATATCGTGTTTATGATAGTTCTTATTCGTTAACAACAGATAATATGTATTTATATGGTAATGTGCCTTTCTTGAAGTATAAAAGTTGGTCTTCATTACCTATTCAGCCAACAACAAACGATAGTAATTATTACATAACAGGTGGATTTGATAGTATATCTTTTTATGATTACAATAACCAAATTTACAATTATAACGATGAAATGTATTTATTTAGTTTTGAAGAAGCTGGTTGTGCACGTTTGATTTGTAATGAAAGCTTGGCGAATGAAAATGATGTCTACACAGTAGGAGATAAAAAAGATATTTATAGATGTAATAACACTCCAGCTTGGGAGTTGTGGAGTGAAGCAAGCGATGGGGGTTCTGGTGGATCTTCAATAGTAATTAAAAGGTGGTAAATATGAATGAAAGTATAAATTATTATCAAAAATATAATGGAATTTATATAACTACTGAAACTAATATATCTATTATTCCTATAACGTTAAACAGCACAACTTATAGAAGTGATTTAGATATATTAGATGTTTATATTAATGGATTTAAATTAAATAGTAGTGAATATAGCATTAATGGTAACAATATAGAGCTAGTCAACGCAATTGATGTTGTAGGCACAAAAATAGAATTTGTAGCATTAAGAAGTGTAGTTACAACTATGAGTTATGAACAATTAAAAGGTGACACAGGAAGTGCAACAACTATAAAAAGATGGGCAGGTGTTGATTAATGGCATTATATTTAGGAAGTAATAAGATAGCTAGTAACGGTGGGAGCAGTGGTGAAGGAGGTTCAAGTTATGAATTACCTATTGCTAGTGCAGACACTTTAGGTGGTATCAAAGTAGGCGAAAATTTAAGTATTGATGAAAATGGTGTATTAAGTGCTACTGCTGGAAGTGGCGAAGCTGAAAATGAAGTATATTCAACTAGCGAAGTAAAAACAAATAAAGTATGGATAGATGGGAAACCGATTTATAGAAAAGTAATTAATTTTGGAAATCTGCCTAATGCAGCTATTGGTTATGTTCAAACTGGATTTGCACAAGGAGAAATATTTGTAACGAGAGCTTCAGGTGTTACTACAAACGGAACAACTCAATATTTTCTCCCTTATGTTCATCCAACTACGCTTGGAAAGTGTGTTTCATTATATGCTGAAACAACAAGTGGAAATATAGTTGTTACAATAAGAACTGGTGAAGATAGAAGTGCACATACAGCTTACGTTATATTAGAATACACAAAAACAACTGATTAGAGGTTAGTTATGGCGACAGAAACTAATTTAGAAAAATTAACAATAAATTATCTAACAGAAGAACAATATCAAACATTAAAAGCAAATGGAGAACTTGATGAAAACCAATTATATTGTACTCCAGATGAAAGTAGTTAAAGATTATGAGATATTTTCAAAATAAGAAGCAATTTTATAATTCCAAAGAGTTTTATGATTTTAAAACATTATTAATGCATAAAAGGATTAATCAATACGGAGAATTAAAATGTGAAGAATGTGGAAAGGTATTATTAAAGAGAAATGATACAATTCCACACCACAACAAAATCCCATTGACTGATGAAAATGTAAATGATCCAAACATTTCATTGAGTGAAGATAATATTCAAATAGTGTGTTTTAAATGCCATAATAAATTAGAAAAACGCTTTTGTTCATATAAAAGGTCAGTATATCTAATTGTTGGTTCGTCTTGCAGTGGAAAAAGTTCCTGGGTAAAGGAAAATGCTAATGGGCAAGAAGATTTAATATTAGATTTTGATAATCTATGGGAAGCAATCAGTATTAATGATAGATATGTAAAACCTAATAGGCTAAAGCCAG